CAGATTTGTTGAACGCCTCTGTTTGTCCTCGTGATTCACGATGAATCACATAGTCGAGGGTGAGCATCTGGTCTTCTGCCCAACCTACTTCCCGTGCCAACCCCCACCATTCTGGGTGGAGTGCTTCGGCTGGTATCGGTAACACAGGTGACGCTTCCCTTACTTGATGTTCAACTGCTTGCATTGCGGTAATCGGTTTAGGTGGTGGGGCTTTCGCTTCGGAGATAGTCCCCCCCAAGAACAGTAACCCTGTCACGGTGGCAAGTATATGTTTAATCATTAATCCTCTAGTCGTAGGTGGCTATGGTCATCAACTCGTTTACCTGTTGTGGGTATATGAGGAATCCTTTCGCTGGATTGTCCGAGTTGGGGGCGGCGACTTTGATTTGTAGTTTCTCTTTGTTTGCTTTTAGATATCGTTTAAGTCTGCCGAGTTCTATTATACAGAAAGCGTTGGGTGCAAACATGTACACCCACCATTTCGCTGTAGTGACCGCTATACCAGATGGCTTCCAGCCTGCGTTTCGTGGGTTCTGTTCGAACTCTACAAAAATTCTTCCGTTACGGAATCTGTCATACTTTACTTCGAACGCTCCGTCGCTCAAGTCGGAAAGAAACTGTGTAACAATCTCTTCGCCTTGATGTCCGAACGCTAAATCTTTTTTGAAGTCATGCGGGTTGATGTCGTGCGACGGTTGGTATCCTTCGGTGCGTTCAATCATTGGTTGCTACTGTCTCGTAGCCACGGTTCAAGAAAGCATCCATCGCTGAACGTTCACGCGGAGACGCACCAAGTTTCGCTGGTGCTTGATTCAAACCGTAGATGCGTTCCATTAAACATTCGTACAGTTCTCGTGCTATGTCTTCCACTAATATCCTGCTTTCTTTAAGATTGTTAATAGGTCTTCTAGTCTTAAGACCGCATACTGGTCTGATGGGTTGCCGTAGCCTCGACGTTTCGCCACAACTATCCCAAGTTCTGCACCAGCATTGACACGTTCTGTTTCAGCCTCATGTAACCATGTTGAGAAGTTGAGAATCTTTTGGTTCTTGCATTCCCATACGAGGCGTGGGTCTGTGCCTGCGATGTCACCTTTGTCGTTCACTCCGTGTAGTGTGCGACGTTCCACGAGTGGGTAAAATTGTTTCAGGAAGTTCACTACGAACGTTTCGAAACTGGTTCCTTTAGCGCGTTCCTTTGACACGTGCCGTCTCCTCTGCTAACAGTTGGCGGAATAGTGCACTTCGATTAACGCCACGTTCTTTACATAACTTTTTGACTACATCCATTTGTTCGGATGTGAGACGCAAAGCGATGATTGCTGTTGAACGTGTCTTGCCTGTTGGGTCTACTGTTCTGTGGTTAGCCATTGGTTACGCCTTTCATTTCGGTGAACGCTGTGCGTAACGTTGATAAATCTTTTTGTAGGATTTGTCCAGCCCAGTTCAAGCCTGCTTTTTCTGCGACTGCGCTAGGTGTCAGCCCTGCTTTCTCGCAGGCTTCGACGAACTGTTTTACCTGTGTTTTGGTTAGCGGTGAGTTCTCGTCAGTCACGGTGGAAGCCACAGCCTTGCCTGCTTGTGGCTTCCCCGCTACTGATTTGTTGTCATCCCATTCTGATTTAGACCAGAGTGACAGACAGATACCGAAACGCATGGATGCGTTGCGTAGGAAATCTCCGACAAGTTCTTTGTCTAGGTCAGGTTTGTCTGCACGCACCGAGCCGACACCGAGGATTGATTTGCCGAGGATGGTGAGGTGTGCCCACATGACTGCCATGCCGTTCACTTCTGTGATTGCTGGTCTGCCGTTCACCCAACCGCATGGTTCCCATGACCACATCGGGTCGATGTCGATGAGGATGCGTGTGATTTCTGCGTGACCTACGAAGTCCAGTTGGATGCCACCTCTCGGTAGTTTGCCGACGATGGACGGGTCTGGTACTGCGTATTTGGTAAGGATGTCTTCTAGTTTCATGCTCGTTCCCCTTTCAAGAGAAGTGTTCTGTTGGTTACTTTCTTACTGTATTTTTCTGTTATTGCTGGTTCCATTGCTTTGATTGCTTTGATGTCTAGGCTCGCCCATGTTCTGCCTTTCCATGTGGCGATGACTGTGCCGTTCACGGTGGCGTATTCGTTGGAGCCAATCATTTCGCACAGTTCGGCTTTCAATCTGTCTTCCATTTCTGTGTACGCTTTCAATTCTTTCTTCACATGCTTCAGTTGTTCCACTAGTTCTGATGCTGTTGGTGGCAGTTCAACTGTTGTCCCTGTTGGCTTCTGATAGCGGGTGCTAATCGTTTCGTATGACCAATGCACGCCTTCTGGGGTGATGCCGAGGTCAATGGATGTCAACCATTTCGCTACAGCGTCACAATGCTCCTGCTTTTCGGCGTCGGTTATCTTCTGTTCATGGATGTAGAGAACCATTGTTGAGTCGAATATTGCCCATGTGATGAGGTCTACGTCGGCGCAGATGGCTTGCTGGATTCCTTGTATACGCCAATAATCGGGTAGTTCGCCTTCCCATTCTCGTGACATCGTTTTAATTTCCAACACTTTGCGGTCGTCACCGTTTTCGTATAAGCCGTCGAGGGTGGCTATCATGCGTGCACCTTCGGGTGTTTCTGCGATAAACATTTCTTCTGGTGTGGTGTATGCGATACCTGTTTTATCGCAAGCCCATTGCAACACGAACGGTTCGAGACGGTTGCCTCGTTCCATCGCAGGGTTCGGTGGTATCGGTGATGGTGGTACGTCGCCTAATAGTTCGGCTGCGTATTTGTCTGCTGGTACGAACGGGTGTAGCCCGTAGATGGCTGCGACTGCTGATGCTGATACTCGTTTACGTTTCTGTGAGTCCCAGAATCTGAGGTCTAGCCAGTCTTGTTCCCCGTGTGTTGGTTTTGCTATGCGTTGTAGCGTGATGTTCATGTGTTTCCCTTCTCGTATTTGATACTTGTAATACTGTATCGCACATTAGTGTGCGTGTCAACTGTTAAGACAAGATTTTTATTTGCTCAACCATCTTCAAAGGGATAGCAAGAATATGGTCTGATGACTCATCAACATATGATTGGGCGATAACCATGTGGTTTGGTTTGGCGTCAGGTAGCAACCAGCCTACGGAGTGAACTACAGCAGGGTCAGGTTCGATGTCTGCTGTCGGCATCCAGCCTGTGCTCACCGAATGTGCGTCATGCCAGATGACTAGCACCATCGTATGTTTGTACCCTTCGGTCATAGCATCAGTTTACTTGCTGAGGTATCCGCTGTGATGGGGTTGTTTTAATCATGCGGTCTAATGCTTCTAACGCTTCGAAGAATTCTTGTTCTTCTGTGTGGCTTGCGACCCTTGCTTTAACCAAGAATTTCCTTATATTGTATAGCGTTTCTCTTGTCATAGGACTTGACAAGATAGCAGGTCGACGAAATGTTAATCGGTTGTTTCTGTGTAGTCTGCGTGGGACATTGCCATTAGTTTGCCGTCAGGTTTATATGCCACCCATGTTGGGGCGTCTGGGTCGCAACGGCAACCAATAGTTTTATTTGGTTGATGCGTAACTAGCGTGTTACATTTATTGCAGAATGCTGTCGGCATACTACTTCTTATGTTCTTTGATATGGCTCTCTAAATCTTCAACAACTTTATCAACTTTAACTTCCACCCTGCTGACACTACCAAATACGTGTTGCAACATGCCCGCAACAACAGCGTGGTCTTCTTGGTTTTCTTTACGGAACTGGGCGAGGAGTGCAACAATCACACCGCCTACCGCTGTAACTACAGCAGACAGTATTAACGCCCACCCGCCGTCCATTATGCAGGCTTATTCTTCGCTTCAAAATCCAACACCGCTTGAGGGATATCCTCGCCAGCGACATAACGGATATGCCACGGCTCAGATTGAACTTCCCAACTGAACCCATACTTATCACAGTTCTGCAACATCCAATCTAAACGTGCACCGTTCGCTGACCAAACATCAACAGCCAAACCCCACCCATGATTCGATGTGCCTGGGGATGCCATCGGAGCCATCCCTTTTTTAAGAAACCATTTCTTGCCCTGATATGTGCGTGTCGTTCCTGAGCCTGTGTCCTTCTCAACGAACCGTGACATGAACCCTGCCAACTGTTGCTCGAAAGAACGGTAAGCATCAGCCGTTGATGTCGGCTTAAACGGCTTGGTTCCTTCAGCCTGCATAGCGGCGGCGTGCATTGCTTCCCATGCTCGTGCCGCAAGATGATGCAGTTTCCCTGCAGGTGTGATAGGACGCAACAAAACCTCAGGCAAACGCCCGTTTGTTGCTCCCTTCAAATCTTTAGGGAGTTTAACTTCGGTTACAGGAAATTTCATTTCTTCTTCTTAGACTTCTTGCCGTATTCTTTCATGCGTTCTTTAGCACCTTCCATCTTCTCGTGCTTCATCTTCGCTTTCTTTGAAGAATACTTCTCACCCTTTGACATCACTTTGCCTTCTTCTTCGGTGTGCCGAACGCTGCCGCAATTTCTTCCGAGGTCAACTCGCCATCAACCGACGCTGCTGCAAGTTTCTGTACAACACCGAACAGGGCTGTGAGTCCAGCGACACCAGCGGACTTGACCACATCTACACCGAGGATTGCTCCACCTGTGATGATTGGTAACGCTGATGCGATGAACAGCGACACGAGGCGTTGTCCGAGGTCGAGGGCTTTTGCGATTGCTGAGTTCATTCTGTGTCCTTTTGTGTTAGGGATATAAGCGAGTGTATCAAAATACCTGCACCAGTTAATAGAACTGCCTGTCTTAAGGTAGGACCTGACAAGGTGATTAGAACCATGCCTGTACCCACCCACGTCCAAGTGTTCTCCATGATGTAAGTGATGATGCGTTTCATTGACGTCTCATTCTAGTAGATGGGATTGCGGCGATTAAGGCTCCTGCGGCTACTAGGGTTCGGCGTGTTTTCACAGGGATGTTTGACCCTGTTGGCACATAGTTCTCGAATTGTGAGCCGAAGATGTTGATGGTTTTTTCGAACGCTTTTTTGATTTTGGTTGGGGCTTCTTGGATTGCTTCGGTGAACGCTTCTAGTTGTTCTTCGGTGAGTTCTTCTACTTCGATTTGTTCGAATAGTTGTTCGGCTTGGGTTTCGGTGATGGCGGCTAGGACTTCGGGGCTGGATGCTATTTGGGTGGCTTGGTCTGATGTGATGTCTGCGGCTAGGACTTGGGTGATGGCTGCAACTATTTGTTCAGGTGCGGCTTCGGTGAGGGTGTCTAGGATTTCTTCTAGTTGTTCGTCGGTGACTGGTTCATCTGCTGGTATTTCGATTACGGTTTCGGGTAGGGTTGTGGGTGATGAATCCGTTTCTTCTATTAGTGTTGTTTCTGTTGTATATTCCTGCGGCTCTGT